ATGTGGTAAGCTTCAGAAATGTGCCACCAAACGTTGCGTAATAAGCATGGTCTTCACTATAATAGGTAGATGAATTAACCCACGAGGCTGTGTTGTAACCACTCGAAGTCCAAGTGGATGTCACAACTGTCTTACTCTTACCGTGGAACTGAGAGAAGCTAAACTGACCACTTGAGGGTAGACCTGAGACACCTTGACCTACCAGAGGATAATACTCTGATAGTGAATGTGAACCAGAGCCACCAAACTCAGTGGCTATCTGTGAGAAGCTAATAGATCCTGAGGATTGTAGAGCCATTATAGACCTCCAACAGCAGCCTTAAGTTCATCTATCTGAACTTGCTGGGCTTTGATTGCTTCGATTAATAAGGCATGGATTGCATCATACTCTACTACCTTATACTCAATGCCATCTTCATTAGTATGTAGAGGTAGAAGTGTTTCAGTGATAGCGTCAGGCATTACCTTTTCAAGTTCCTGTGCAATAACACCAGCAGATCTCTTACCATTATGTAAACGAGTAAACTCTACACCACGAATCTGCATGATCTTCTCAATAGGATTCTCTAAGGTAGTGATGTCAGTCTTTAGGCGTTCATCAGATACAGTAGTGGAGTATGCTGTGATGTTACCATCTACGTGAAGGTCACCATCGTCTTCAAGACGCATCTCTTCAGCACCTGCTGTATACCAGCGAATACCGTGTGAGGCATCATAGAAAGTAAAATCGTGAGTATTACCTGAATAAACATCAACAGTACTACTGTTTCTACGTCTATCATCCTCTAGTCGGAAAGCAGTACCACTTAATGTCATACCGTAGTTACCATCAGCACTATAGGTAGTATTGTTATTAGTATCTGGGGGCGTTACCCAAGACATAGAGCCATCACCATCAGAGCGTAAGTACTGAGAAGTTGAGCCATTACCTGAGACATTCAAGTGGAGAGCATCAATACTGTTGTCAGCGTAATGCTCTGAGTTGATTGCATTGTCAGCAATGTGTTCATTGTCTATGGAGCCAGCAGCATAGTGCTGTGAGTTGACTACATCATTTCCAATCTCAGAAGCGCCTACGGCCCCTGCTGCAATCTCAGAAGCACCAACAGAGTTAGCTGCTAATTGGGCAGCGGTAATAGTGCCAGTAGCAAGATCACCACCTATAATAGAACCATCAATGATGTTAGCAGTGGAAACAGAGTTGTTTGCTAATTCACTAGCTCCAACAGCATCTGGTGCAATATCCCCTGCAGCGATAGAGTTAGCAATGATGTTTGCAGAGCCAACTGAATCATTCGCTAGTTCACTTGCACCTACACAGTCAGGAGCTAGTTGTCCAGCAGTGATAGTGTTAGCAGCAATGTGAACAGCATCAATAGAACCGTCCACATATTGGTTGGAATCGACAGAGTTAACATTCATCATAGCTAAGTCAATAGAAGCGTTAGGCATTCCAATGTTGCCAGTGAATGTAGGAGAAGCGATTGGTGCTTTCAAGCCAATAGCAGTAGTTGTAGTAGCAGCATAGTTGGCATCATCACCAAGAGCAGCAGCCAGTTCATTCAACGTGTTAAGGGCTGCAGGGGCTGTGTCAGCTAGGGCGGCAATAGCAGCATCTGTGTAAGCTGTAGTGGCTACCTTAGTTGTGTTATCTCCAGCTGACTGTGTAGTAGTAGTTGGACTACCACCTAATGCAACATTGTCTGCAATCTTAGCAGAGGTTACAGAGTCTGCACCTAAGGCTGCAGTATCTACTGACCCAGCGGCATAATGCTCTGCATCAATTGAATCCGCAGCAAGATGTTGGCTATCAATTAAGTCGTTGGCAATACTAGAAGCATTGATACGAGCAGTAGGTATAATGCCTGAAGTAAGGTTAGCACCTGATAGGGTTGTTAGATCAACAGTACCCCAAGTTAAGCCACCTGCATTACCTGTTTGCTTCTGTAGGTACTGTCCATTAGAACCTGCATTAGAGATATGTAAGTTATCTTCATCAACAGATTCGGAACTCATGTGTTCCAGATCAATAGATCCAGCAGCATAATGCTCACTATCAACTGCGTTATCTGCAATCTTAGCCCCAGTAACTGCGTCAGCACCTAGAGCAGCCGTGTTCACATCGCCAGCAGTTATAGAGTTTGAGCCAACTGCAGCCCAACTCATAACACCAGAACCATCTGTAGTTAATACTTGGTTAGCATCACCATCATTGTGAGGAAATACTAACGTATAACTTGCCCCTGCTGAATGAGGGGGAGACTTGAGTTTAATTCCGTGTGAGTTGGCTGTGCAATTTAACTGTATATAGCCATCCGTTGTACCATCACTTCTTGCTTCCAATGAAGGAGTGCTAGATGTAGATATTAAATGTACCTTATCTGTTGTAACTGAATCGTTAGCTAGATGTTCCGCATCAATAGAGCCAGCCGCATAGTGCTGACTATCAATAGCATCATTAGAGATCAAGGCCGATACTTCAGCAGCAGTTCTTGGCAAGGCAAAACCACCAGCGGTAGAACCATCATGAACTACCAGAGTGTCTTTAGTTGTGTCAACAGTAACTTCACGTAAGGCACCTGTGAAAGATGAATGTTCGGAAGTCGTGCCACCACGTAGTTGTAGTAATTTACTCATTGTTATAGACCTCCAAAGTCCATCTGTAAGTTAGTACCAGATACAGTACCGATATTTGTCAAGTTGTTATTCTGACCATCTAAAGTGCCAGCTAATTGAGGGGATGTGTCACCAGCTACAGACGCTATGCCAGCAGAAATAGATGCCCATACACTACTGGTGTAATATTTCAAAGTGTTTACACCAGAGGAAGAGTCATACCATAAGTCACCAGCATCAGGGCTAGAAGGAGCCGAAGAAGAAATAGTGTATTGATTTGCATATCTATTAACGTCAGCTATAGAAGCACCAACTATGTTTACGTTGCTAATGGAACCTGCAACTGAGGTAACATTACTAGATATAGCTGCGAGGGTATTCATATCAGATACTACATCTGCTGTACCTAACGTATTAAGGTCGGCAACAACATCGGCAGTACCAAGGGTGTTTAAGTCAGCTACAACGTCAGTTGTACCTAGTATCGCTAAGTCAGCAGCGACAGCTGTTGTACCTAGGATTGCTAACTGAGCAGATCTACTAGCAGCCGTAGTAACATTAGCAGAGATTCCTGCAACAGTAGTGATGTTACTTGAAATACCAGCTAGGGTATTCATGTTAGTAACATTACCACTAGTACCTAAGGTGTTCATATCAGATACTACATCTGCTGTACCTAAGGTGTTCATATCAGATACTACATCTGCCGTACCTAGGGTGTTTAAGTCGGCTACTACATCTGCCGTACCTAGGGTGTTCATATCAGCTACGGCATCTGAAGTGCCTAACAAAGTTACTTGAGCGGCTTTACCTGCTACTGTAGTTACATCTGTAGAGATACCAGCAACTGTAGTTACATTAGAAGAGATACCAGCAACTGTAGTTACATTAGAAGAGATACCTGCTGTAGTAGTTATGTTACCTGAAATACCAGCAGCCGTTGTTACATTAGCAGCTATACCAGCAACAGTGTTAACATTTGCAATGGCATTACCTACAACCGATATTTTATTACCTACGCTTGTAGTAGTTGCTGTGGCTATAGAACCTAAGTCTTCCGTAGCGGTAAGCTGCCCACCAACAATATTAATTAAACTTTGATCAGCAGCACTAGGAGCCATTGCTACCCAAGCAGATCCACTGTATACCCTCATGGCACTAGCACTGGTGCTCCAATACATTGCGCCTGTTAGTAAGGATGCCCCATCATTGTCAACGGAAGGATTAGAACTCTTTGACCCAAGAAAACGATCATCAAATGCATCATAACTAGCAGCCGCAGCAGTAGCAGAGTTTCCTGCGTTTGTCTCACTAGTGGATGCATTAGATGCACTTGTAGCAGCAGCAGTAGCTGAACCAAGGACGGTATCAACATAGACCTTAGTGGCAGCATCTTGGTTAGTAGTAGGATCAGCTACACCTGTAATCTTGTTAGCACCCATTGCTAAGACACCACTCATAGTGTCACCAGCTTTTAGTACCTGTAGTGCATCACCTGCATCTACATATGTCTTGTGTGTAACGTCTGTGCCAGCCGTAGGAGCGCCTAGGCCAGTAACTTTGTTGTTACCCATAGCAATGGCACCACTCATGGTTCCACCTGCCTTAGCTAGCTTTGTAGCTATTGCAGCAGTAGTAGTAGAAGCATAGTTGGCATCATCACCCAGAGCAGCGGCTAATTCATTTAGAGTATCTAGTGCTGCTGGTGCTGAGTCTAAAACTGCGGCAACCTTAGCATCTACATAGGTCTTGGTAGCAGCATCCGTACCTTGTACAGGATTAGATAAACCCGTAATAGTTCCAGAAGTACCAGCGTTCATGTTTAGTGAGCCGTTGATAGTTAAGTCCGTGAATGAACTAGAACCTGTACTTGCTATGTTACCTGTTACGTTACCTGTAACTGCACCAGTATGTACACCTGCTGTGTTACCTGTTACATTACCTGTTACTGCACCAGCAATTGGGCCTACAAAGTTACTAGCTGTTACTGTAGTTCCTACTACTGTACTGGCAGTAGTGTTACCAATCTGAGCATTGTTTAACGTGCCACCTGCAATGGTAGATCCGTCAATAGTACCACCATTAATGTCTGCAGTAGTAGCGACTAGTGAGGTTATGGTAGCTGCTGCTGGCGTTGATGCACCAATAATAGTTCCGTCTATAGTACCCGAATTAATGTCTGCAGTACCTGCTATAATTGCAGTAAAAGTACCAGCAGCAGGAGTAGTACCACCGATAGTAGCATCTACAGTACCTGCATTAATGTCTGCAGTTGCAGCAATAACAGAAGTAAATGTACCGACAGCAGGGGTAGTCCCACCTATAGTAGCGTCAACAGTACCAGCGTTAATATCTGCAGTAGTTGCAACTAACGTAGTGACTGTAGCGGCAGCAGGAGTAGCAGCACCAATGACAGTAGCATCAATGTTACCCCCATTAATATCAACTGAAGCTAATGTGGATAAGCCTGTGACACCTAGTGTACCTGCAATGGTAGCATTCTCATGTACAGCTAAGGTATCAATATAACCTATACCATCAATGTATAGATTCTTGAACTCAGCACCAGCGGCACCAAGGTCAATGTCACTATCACTTACAGGAACAAATGCCCCATCTTGAATGCGTAGTTGTTCTACAGTGCCATTGCCTACTTGTACAAAGAAGCTAATACGATTATTCGCAGTATCAACTACTACTTTATTTAACGCATCAACGTCTGCAATGAGAGGTACGTAAGCACCTTCAGTGGAGGAACCATCATGCTTATGTCCAGTTGCGTGAGTAAAGGCATCTCGTATAGCATTATATTCTGCGTTAACGGGAGCCGCTTTGATTACTGCGTTTGCAACTATGTCTGCAACGGATTGTCTAGTATAGCCAGCCATTTTATCTTAAATCTCCAGTGCCATAAGTTAACACTAAGCCCTGTATGCTGTGACTAGCATCAGTACCATTAGTTACGTATTTAAAAGATACGGAATTACCAGATCCTGCAATGTTGGTTGTCCGTATCGGGGAAGGGTTACCACTATAGATTGCTGTACTATTATAAGTAGCTTCATTGAAGTAAGCTGCAGCACCTTTAGTAGTCATTGTATAGTTACTAGGGTTATATGCATCATTATCATCATAGTCATACACAGTGGACAGGACAATTTCATTATCCCCCTCTGATCTAAGGTAGGTAGTTACCTTATAAAATATCTTACGCTGTTCAGGGTTTTCCATGTATAAGAAAGGTGATTGATATACACTAAAGATATCCAAACCCGCAAAGGAGTTTCCTGTCTCTTGCCTGTGAACCTTGCCATCACTAGATCCATGTATTACATATTCATATTGTCCTATGTAACCACTGGAAGCACAGGTAGCTTCAATACCAAGTAGCTGACCAAACTCAAAGGCAAATCCTTCCTGCTCTTTACGAATGCCACCTATAATACCCTGTGACTCAGAGGCTGCAAAGAAGATCCTGAACTGTGACTTCTGTCGTATTACAACAGAGGATAATCCATTCAAGTCTAGTTGAAGGGAGATGTCGTTAAATACAGATTGAATCTTCTTAGATATTGTCTCTAGCTCTACGTCACCAATACGACTTGTACCAGAGATAGGGCGAATACCATCCTGACTAAGGAAGATAAGATCTCCACCAATCTCAATAACACTATCCGTAGCAAGACAACCTAGGTCGTGTGTAACACCTGTGACTGTAAAGGTTGCTGCTGAAGTACCCTTCAGTGCTTTTATTGTGTTAGTACCAAAGATGTATATAGAATCACGGAACTGCTTAACCGCTACTACGTCAAAGCCTACGTTGATTACACCAGCACCATTGCCCGTGGCAAAGTCAGTCTCGGCTAAAGGAGCACTGAAGAATAGTTTACTAGGGTGTGCAGGATCACCTGCTAAGAATAAATGGTTGGCGTAGTCTACAGCATACTTTGGATCTGTAGGCGCATTAGCATGAGTTATCTGTGTGTACGTAGTACCATCATAGGTAGCAGCAGGATTAATACCATCTGTAAGGACAGTCTTCTTTGCTGTGAAGTTAAAGTTAGTAAAGCGTACCTTGCTTACCCCTACCATTGTAGGAGAACCACCACAGGTAACAGCTACCCATGCGGATGTTGAGTTGTTCCATCGGTGTAAATAGTTATTACCAGAGCTAGGCTTCCTACAGGCTAGGATACCATCATTGATACCAGCAACTACGTTGACACCTAAGGTAGAACCTGTACCTGTAACAGTACCATAGGAGTTAGCAAAACCATTAATACGCCTATAACCACCTGTTACAGCAGGTTCATAGTTAACCATCTGAGTTGCACTACCCGGAGATTGTTCACCCTGTGCTAATACATTACGACTTGTGTCTAAGCCACCCTGACAGAATACTTTGAATACCGATAATTCATCAGCCATGAGTCTATGCTATCCCTGCAGAAGTAAGTTGTTTTGCCCTAACAATGTAAGTTGATCGCATACGGAAGGTATCATCCATTAATACATTACGCATTGCTTTAATACCATCTTCAAAAGAAGCTTGGTGCATTTGAGCACTCTGTGCGTTTGAACGGAACTGCATCATATACATCATAGCACCATCAATGACTACGTGAGAGAATCTCTCAGGTATAACACTTACATCGTTGTATAATTCAAGGCTGGAGGGTGAACTCCAATAGGTATATTCTACTTCATACGCTGCATCAGGAACTGGTGTAACACCGAAGGTAGAATTATATGTTTGGAATACTGATGTTGGAGCACTCAATCCCGTGGCTGGTGCAACATCGTCTGTGGATCTATGCATCTGAATATATGATTCATAAGGTATAGGTTGTAGCACTGTAGGTGTATTACCTTTAGCTGCTAGTTGTTTGATATAAAAGGTATCCCAGTCAGAGCTTGAGTAGTCTGAGGGGAAAGAATAAGTAGTAACGCCTGCTGTTAGCGTTTGAACTGTTGTTGTTTTAATAAAAGGCCACTCTTGACCATCTTGTAGTATACGTCTAATACTACTGTTGATAGCATCTTTAGCAAGAGCTTGTACGTTTCGTAGAGTATCAAAGCCATCACCAGCAGCATCAATCTGAACTTCATTGAGTCTTCGTAAGACCTCGTTTGCAAGTGCGACATATGTTGCCATGATTTTTACTCTTTACATAATAAAAGAAAGGGGGCAGATTGCCCACCCCCTCAGTGACAACGCTTAGGCTACGTTGTATTTTGCAGTGACGATTGCTTCTGGCTTTAAGATCTTACGACCATAAAGATGCATACCACGTACAATATCAGCAAAGCTATCTGGATCACGATAGGTTTCAGTCTTGTTGATCTGCTGAGCAGTAGCAACGGCTGAATCATGACCTGCAACAATAACACCATAGTTGGTGTTTTGGT